ATTGTATTTCCTTAGTTCAATGTGAAGGGGTATGGAGCCAAGGCCCCACCCCCAAAAAAATGATATCATGCAATCACCAAAATCTTACTCGAAGACTTCGGTTGTTGCGTCTTTGATAATGTAGCCATAGTCATTTGCAGTGACGAGCGCTTGCTTATGCTCACCGACTCCAACTTGAAGACCGCCATCAACACCGAATTCCATCTGTTCAAGCACTTTGGTCGCAACGTGACGTTCAGTCCCGTGTGGTTGCCAAGAAGCCGTGTAAGCGAAGGTAGTCCCCGCCATAGTGTTCGCCGTCATATCGCGATGTTGAAGAGCAAAATCATTGCCCCAAGCACGCGCCATCACTGGAGCTTGCTTGATGTTCGCTGTATTCACACGAGCTTGACCAACAAGAACCATTTCGAGCTCGAAGGCTTCAGCAAATGCGGCTTTTGTGATCTTACCAGAGTTCGCGTTTGTTCCATAAATGAACTCAATCACTTTTGGATGTAAACGAAGGTAATTCCAAACAACGGAACCCATCGAAGCAATGGTGAAAGGCACAAGAGAATTTTCCATTGCAACAAGAATGTTGCGAACAGGGTCAGACGTTGGGTCGTTCCACTGATCAGTTCCAGAAAGAGTCTCGCGATTAGCAACAGCATAATTGTTCACATCTTGAATCATTGTCGCAACTTCAATTTCATGACGAAGCGTTATGATTTGAGTGAGGCTTTCAGTGTTCGCACCGACAATGTTGAAATCAATAGCTTTCGCTTTAGTGATATCTTTATCAGCGATCTTGGTTTTAAGACCATGATCTTTTGTTGAACCATCACGAGAAGTAGCAGTGAAATTAACTTCTTGAACAGCACCTTTGCGACCAACTTCGGTCTCTGGAACTGAAAAAGCTTCTTTCCCAAACTCAAGATATTTGAAAGATTCGTCGGCAACCTTAACAACTGGAGCGACTTCGCTCGCAATCATTTTTTTGTTTTGATACGCAATCGCGATCGCTGTCAGTTCAGCGGTGTCGGTTGTAAATGGATAATCTTGTGACATAATACCCTAACTTTCTACGCAATCGCGCGATCAATGAGAACTTCACCAAGATCACCAATGACACCGCTGACCATAGCGATTCCGATGACGTTATTTCCAGCGGTGGTCGTTGCAATTGCACGCCCAACACTATCAGAAGTGAGCTTGTCACCATAAGTGACATTCCCACCGTATTCCACGTATGGCACTTTATCGAGAAAGAATTCAACAACGCAATCAGCGTCAGAACCAGTCTCAATCGAAGGGCCAAGAATTGGCTTTGTGGCATCAACTGCAATGGTTACAAGACCATCAGTAGAGCCAGCAATTAGAAGGCGGTGAGGTAAAACCGCACCTTCCGCTTTTTTTGAAATAGCTGTTCCTGTTAACATACTATTTTTTTGCCTTTCCAGAAGACGTCACAGCGCCTACAGCTTGAGAGAAAGAGATTGTCTTTCCTTCTTTGCGCTGGTCTTCCATATAGTTTTGAGCTTTTTCAGCGATCGCGTTTGGATCTTTTTCAGAACCCTCTTCGCCATCTTCTTCAGTCTCATTGAAAACTACAATTTTAGGAGCGCCGGAAAGAGAAGCTTTCATGAATGCAACAGCACCCTTTTTTTCTTCATCACCTTCGGCGAATTCTTTTACACTATCAGCGCCATGAGCAAGAGTGAGCTGATCAACGTTGCCGTCTTTGTCAGCTGGTTTCATCTTACCTTCGCCAATCAAACCGTCACAGAAGCTTTCAAAGCCCTCTTTGGTGGTTTGAGCAATGCCGTCAGCGATTGTCGCCGTCAGCGTTGCAATTTCTTTATCTTTGCCAGTGATTGACTCTGAGAAGGTTAATTTCTCTCCTTCAAGTTCAGTCACGCGGGTCTCAGCTGTTTCGAGCCGAGCTTTTTCTTCGGGCGTCATAGGTGCGCCCTCCTTTCCATTTGGTTCACTAAAAGAATCTGTTTGTATTGGTGTTGCTTCGGTACTCTTGAGGTCATCAACAATGTGTGAGGGAATGATTTCATCAGCAACTTTCTTGCTTCGTTTGTCAATCATGTCTTCACGGATGTTTTGCAGAACGCGACCAAGCTGGCGAAAAAGGCCCGCTTCTTCCCACTCCATATATTCAAAGTTGTCTTCAAACTCGTGAATTATTTCTTCTTGAGCGTCTGGAGCTTCAGAAAATTGATAGTCAGCAAGGCCCTTGACAGCTGGTGGCATTCCACCAAGAAAGCCAATGTGACGAATTGTCCCGTCACCATACATTGAGATTGAACGCTTTGGATATGCGCCATCTTTCCAAGCTTCAACGAAGCCGTCGCTCATGTTTCCAAGAGTTCCCATGAGTTTATTTCCAACCCGCTTCGCTGACTGGATCATTCCGAACGCTGGCGAGTTGTGCTTTGGGTGGCCTACAACAACAGGCGCGTCATGTTCTGACTCGTTGTATTTCTTTGCAATGTTGTCAAGGTCGTCTTTGGTCCAGACTTTTACTGTTCCAGAAGAGTCGGTTTGAGATCCCGACATGAACATTTCAACATCATAAGTCTTCTTTGCCATCGTAATTCCTCGCGAGTTCGTTGGTTTGTCTTGTTACTCTCAACATAGCACCCAGCGGGAGCAATTGCAACCACACCGCGCAAAATCTCAAGCAGTGCGGCAAACTTTGCACGGAAAAATATTCACTGTTCTTTGCGATGGAGATATTTCTTTGTAGATTGAATACATAGGCATTCATACGATGTGGGGGCAACATGGCAAAAGCGGCAATAACTCAAACGGCAATCATCAAGGCTTTGAAGAAGTATTATGGCAATGTGACAAAGAGCGCCAAAAGCCTTCGCGTCACGCGCGAGTACTTGAGCTCTAAGATCAAACTAAGCGACAAACTAAAGACCGCCCGTGACGAAGCAAGAAATGAAATCATCGACCTTGCTGAAGAGAATGTTTTTGAGCTTGTGAAGAGGGAAACAGGAAAAAGAAGCGCGGCCAATTCTCGGTGGATTCTTCAAACGCTGGGAAAACAAAGAGGCTACACCGAGAGAACTGAAGTCACTGGTGAAGATGGTGGAGCAATAGAAATAACTCTGAAGAGAAAAGTCGTCAAGTAGCATGGAGAAGGTTGACTTTGAACTTGGCTACACGCCAGCACAATCAAAATTCTTCTGGGAAATTGAGTGCAAACTTAAGCTACTACCAAAAGGCCGACGCCTTGGGTTCACTCACGGATTGGCTCACTTCGCAATCGAAAGCGCACTTGAAAGACCGATTCAAGTCTTGTGGGTTGACACGGTAAACGCCAATATTGATCGCTATGTTGAAAGGTACTTTCTCCCAGCCTTGAAGGGTGACGGCAAAGCGAACAAGGGTCTTCCCAAAAGAATGTGGAAATGGAGACAACAGAAAAAAGAGCTTCGCATTGGTGGGACCGTCATTGACTTTCGTTCGGCTGATTGCCCAGAAAATATCGAAGGATTTGGGTATCACTTAATATTGTTGAATGAGGCTGGAATAATCCTCAAGAAAAAATACTTGTGGTACAATGCAATACTTCCTATGGCGATGGATTTCGGGGCCGACATTGTTGTTGGTGGCACGCCAAAGGGGAAGAAGTACAAGGGCGAAGAACACCTTTATTATACCCTATGTAAAAACGGCGTAGCTCTTGCCGATTATGAGGAGTTGACACCAGAAGAGAAAAAGAAGGTCTCATCTGTAACGGTCGAAATGTCAACTCATCACAACCCGCTCTTGAAGCAAGCCGAGCTTGACCGCTTTATTGCATCAGTCCCCGCCGCTGTGAGAGATCAAGAAATATATGGGAAGTTCACTGACAGCGATGAGCTCAAAGTGTTTCTCAATGAGTGGTGGAAGTATTACAAGGAATTACCACCAACGGGACACATTGTCCAATCATGGGACACGGCTTTTAAGAAAGGCGAAGAAAATGACTATTCAGTTTGCACGACTTGGCTGAACTCGAAGCTTGGGTTCTTTTTGCTTGATGTCACAAGGGGGAAATGGGAATTCCCGCAACTGGTCCAGCAAGTAAAAGATCTTCATGCTAAATTCAAGCCGAATGTTGTGCTCATTGAAGACAAGGCTTCTGGTCAATCGCTTCTTCAAACGTTGAAGCAAGAGACAAAGATTCCATTGAAGCCGATCAAGCCGGACACCGACAAGATCAGTCGAGCAAATGCGGTGACGCCGATGGTTGAAAGTGGACGCGTCTTCTTCGCTTATGAAAGCGCACCATATTTGAAAGATCTTCTTGATGAGCTTGAAGAGTTTCCAAATGTTGAACACGATGACCAAGTTGACTCATTCACGCAAGCGTTGAACTACATGAAGAGCAATGCGATCGCTCCGAAAGTAACAACGCCGAAGACAAAGAGAAAAACACGAAATATTACAACAAAAGGCTATTAAAAAAGGACGTTTCAAGATGGCAACCGATGAAGTGAAAGACAAAAAAAAGGCTCCAAGCGTCAAAGGTTTGGGCCAAGAAGTGGCGACAATCCAAAACTCTCCAGACTATGTGACACTTTCAAAAGTGGTCCCAAATATTGACTACATCTTGAGAAAGGCTGGAAAGACTGAAGAGGTTCATGAAGAGATTCTTTCTGACTCTCGCGTGAAGTCAACGATCAACACCAGAAGAAGCGGTTTGCTCGCTCTTGAGTGGGACATTGAAGGCGGGGCCGATGAAATGAGAAAGTTCGTCACTGACGCCATTCTTGATCTTGGCCCCTCAAAGCTAGTGAAAACAGTCTTTCGCGCGATTCCTTATGGATGGCAACCGATCGAAGTTGTGTGGGATCTCAAGGACATGAAGCTTGTCCCGAAAAAGGTTGTGCAAAAGCCCCGCCGATGGTTCAACTTTGATCTTGACGGGAATCTTTGCATGAAAGAGAGGGGCAACCCCTACGCTTGCAACCCCGTTCCAGACTATAAATTTCTATGTCCTGTAAATGATCGAAGCTATGAGTCAACCTATGGCAAGGCGCTTCTCTCTGATCTCTATTGGCCCGCAACATTCAAAAAAGGTGGCGTTCGCTTCTGGATGGCATTCACTGACCGCTTCGGTATGCCTTGGGCTATTGCAAAGCATCCAACGGGATTGACAGAAGAGGAAGTTGACGAAATCATTGAAATGATCGCAATGCTTCGTCAAGGTGGTGTCGGTGCGATCGAAGAAGGCGTTGATCTCACATTGACCGACAACAAAGTTTCTGGATCTTCTGACATGTTCGAGAGCCTTGTGAAATACTTTGACAATGACATTGCGATCACCGTTCTTGGAAACAATCTGACAACCAGTGTCGAAGGTGGATCTCTTGCTTCTGCAAAAGTTCATAATGAAGTTCGTCATGACATTCGTGATGATGACGCCCGCTTGATTGCAGAGACAATCAATGAGCTCATCAAGTGGATGATTGAATTGAACTATGGTGATGTTGAAGAAGTGCCGTATTTCTCACTTAAAGCTGAAGAGGACGTTTCAAAAGAGCGCTCTGAACGTGACAAAGAGCTTTATGAAATGGGCGTTCGATTCAAGAAGAACTATTTCCAAGACAGATATTCACTTTCAGAAGATGAGTTTGACGTTGTTGATCCGGCAAAAGCTCAACCAGTTTCAGAGTTTGCCGAAGGCCGTCTTGCTTTGAGTGCTCAAGATCAGATTGACAACGGTTCTGAGACGTTCACGAAAGTCGAGCTCGAACAGCAAGCACAAGGCATGTTGAAGCCGATCATTGACTTGATCAACGAATCTTCTGACTATGCTGAAGCGATCGAAGGTCTCAACAAGGTTTTTCCATCAATGGACTCGAAAGATCTGAGAACCATGATCGGACGTGCAATGTTTGTCTCTGAAGCTCTTGGAACCTTTGAGGAAGCTGAAACAAAATGATTGGTGCAAGTTTTGACGCAAAGCCAGAAGAAGCGATTGCATTCTTCAACAGCCTTGGCATAAAGAAAACGCTTGACTGGTCGGCGCTTGCTCAAGAGTCAAACGAAAACGCTTTTTCTATTGCAAAAATGACTTCGCTTGACATGCTTCAAGACTCTCGCGATCTCATTGAAGACGCTCTTGCAAATGGCGTCCCTTTTGGAGGGTTCAAGAAGAACTTCAAAAAGTCTCTGGCCTCTAAAGGCTGGAGCGGGTTCAAACAAGTTGTTGAC